TTATCGCACATGCAGCAACGCCGAATTGGCCAGCTTGACCAGTTTGATCCATTCGAGGGTGCTGATCACTCCCGACTGTTCCAGCACGCCGGCACTGCGTAGCGCCTCATCGTAGCCCTCCTCGTCGAGGGAGCCTTCAGCGAGAAAACGGCAACGCCACTCCAGCATGGCTGAAGTGCCTTTCTTGCATTCCATGTATGTTCGACTCCAAGGCAAAAGACCGGCCCGTCCATGCGGGCCGTATGACGGCGGCGGGAGACTACACGAGCCATTTGCACTTGAGAATGACTTGCAGCTACCGCTGGTCAAGCGATAGCGATCGAGCGGGGTTGGCGAAGGGCGCACACGTGCGGGCCCATCTGGCGAATCAGACGGGCCGCAGAGGGGGAAGTGTGGTGAATGTCAGCTTGGCGGGATGGTGCCTAAAAGACCTATCAGAATGGTCAGTAGCAGAAAACCACCCAGGAACAGCGTCAGCTTGCCCATCGAAACCTCTACAGTGTGATGCGGGGATGGGCATATTGTCTTACTTGGCCTGATACGGTTACAGATTCAGGTTTGCAGAAAAAAAGCAGATCAGATGTACCGCAGGTGCGCCACATTCGTCGAAACAAGTTGAATCAGGTCAGTTGCTTGAGCTTCTCTGCTGGCAACCAGCCCAGCTCGCCATCGCCTTGGCGCCGGCACCATATCCAGCCATTGAGCGGGCGAAGTATCTGCACCAACTGCCCCGGGTCGGCGTCCAGTTCATGGGCCGAGTAGTCATCAAGCGCCCTGCCCCGCCCCACGCTGATCGGCTCGATGAGCTGGGCCGGCACCCAGCCCGGTTCCTGGCCGGTGCACGAACACAGGTACCAGTCCTGCCAACCCGGCTCCCCCTCATAACGCGGGCCGATATCCAGCAGCGTGCCCTTGACGAAACGAAGCGGGCGCGGGTATTCGCTGCGGTGGGGCTCGATCACGATGTAATGCATACGCCTCTCCTTGGCCAGGGAAATCAGGGATCGTAGCAGATGCTGTCTGATATGCATTTGCTCAAGCCGCGGCCCATTAACCTCGCCAGCGGCCCGCTTCAGGGCCTGTAATTGCTACACAAGATTTCGAAGCTCACGGCGCGCCTGCTACAGATCACTGTAACTGATGACGCTATCGAAATCGCTTCAATACCCGTCAATCCGTGGTATTGAGCGCCATCTGAAACACACTTCTTGAAATGGACAGACTCAAGATTTGTAGGATTTTGTCCTGTGGTTCGTAGGACAACTCTAGGCAGCAGCGTGGCCCTGTATGAAACATCAGTTTCATCGGCAAAATCGAGCTGATACGGTCCAGTTTTCCTACAACGGCACGGACGCCTACCGCATGAGAAAAGCATGGATCCGTTCGACTCCTCAGCCCTGAAACTACAGAAAAACCTGCTGACACTGCGCCGAGCGCGTGACCGCCTCAGGCAGGAAGGCAATGACAAGGAAGCGGATCAGCTTGCGCAACAGATCGCGCGAATCGAGGCGGTGTTGAGCAATATGCAAGGTACGATCAGACCGCCAACATTGCAGTGAGCCCAAGCATTTTCGTGTACGGCGGGTGCGCGCCCTTCACGAACATTGCCGAAGGGCGCGTCGGTCACGCCTGCGCCTGCCCCGCAGGCTCTCGGTAACTGGCACAAAAGTAACCCTGTGAAAGGTTCAGCCGGGCAAAGATGACCAAGCCTCATGACGCGAATTGTGTACCCTGTACGCCTTATGCCGTTCGCCGTTGGAAGCGCCCATGAATAAATTGATCCTACCTGCAGCCATTTTCTTTAGCGTGCTCATCGCCGGCAAGCTAGCCGAGCACTTCGGGCTTGAGGGCAGCTGGAAAATCGGCTTGCTCTGCCTCGTGGCAGCGGCCGTGCAGATCGCGGTTTCGCGTTTGCAGCGCATGCAGCAGCAAAAAGCCCAACGTTGACTCGCCTGCTGCCTCTGGTTTTTCCACCTTAGCAGGGGCGCTTTCGCGGGCTTTCTTTCGCCCCTTGAAGTGAGAATCAATATTCCAGTTAGGAAAACATCGCTTCATAGCAGACCGGTCAGCGGCCAACTGGGTGCACTTGATGACAATTTTTGCATGCCCAAAAACGCAAAAAGCCCTGAATAATCAGGGCTTTGAATATGGCGGAAGCGTAGAGATTCGAACTCAACGAAAGGGCGCCGGCCTGGCTGGAGGCCTTGATTTCCGTAGAGCGCAGAGCCCGTGTGCGAGTGTTTTTGTTCCCAGAGTGTTCCCAGTGTGGGTGCGTACGTCACCTTGCCAGCCCCACTCCCACAAGGAGGATGCCGTTTCAGGTTGACCCCAAAAAAAGTGGTAATTTTGGTAATTAAATTCCGAAAACGCTCTGGAGAGCCCATGGATAAAGGGCTGTAGCGATTTTGAAAAAGGTAATTTTTGGGTAATTGAAAGGAAATCGGATTACCTATAAGTAGGGTTGGAAGCCTCAAGCATTAAATCCTTTAAAATCAGCAAGTTATGAAAAAATTACCTTTCCCCTTACCTCTGATTACCTTCTCAGGTAATCGCTCGAACCCTTGCGCCTCAAGGTCTGCAGCACTGTTCTACTCCCCTCCTAACCGAAATTACCGTTTCTTGACGGTCATCCTGAAAATAGGTCTGCCGAGCGGCAGCAGCAGCTTCTACAATTGAAAGGTGTTGTTGGAGCCCCCTATGAAAAATATCGATGGAAAACGCCTGCATGAGGCAATGACCCAGGGCGAACCGCTGATGCAGAAGGCCATGCGCGCTCTTCGCAAGTTTCATGAGGCTCAGGGGGTGCTACCTGCCGAACAAGTCGAGGCGCTGCGCCTCGAAGCTGAGTTCCTTTTCCAAGCCGTCAGTGCTTATCAGCTCCGAGTATTGGGCGGCGCGGCCCCTACCCTTCAGTGAGCGGCCTTCCGCAGGGATTCGCAGGGTCGATCTCACCCACTCAGGCGCCATCTGCCCCAGTCACCAGTTCACGTTCATGGTTCCGCAGGCCTGCGGAAATCTTCACACGTTTAGCCCGCAGGCGTGGCGGGGGGACGAGCGCGCGCGCCAGGTACCGAGTGTAAAGGCGCATCGTGTAAGTACTGCGCCAGCTGCTTTGAACTTCTATGCTTCACCCGGTAAAACAGGCGGAAAAACAGAACTCGGGATTATTGCTACCACGACTTTGCTGGGGCACGGTCAAGCGGAGGACTGACCAACTCATGGATCGTCTCTCTGGGCGCAATGGCGCTAAGTCAAGGAGGTGAGTCCAAGCTGTGCTTGCTGTGAAGTAACAGGCTATGCAGAATCAGTGCGAAATGCAGCGCGCCCGATTGAGCAGCTCAGTTGAAGTGATTGAGCTTTAGCCTCAGCCGATCGCGCCCTAACCCCACCCAAAGGACAGGCCCCGCTATGCCCATGATCGATACGGATCAGCTCAAGCCCTATGACGAAGCTGCTCAAGAGGCTTTTAAATCCTGGTTAGCTACTGGTCCAGCGATAAAGGAGGCGGAAGCGCGGCGTGATGAAGAAGGTGCTAGACGGGCCAGGGAAGCAGCAACATTGAATGAGCGGAAGTACGACTTGGCTGCCCGAGCATTGGCGATGCACCTGCACAAGGTGATCAGCAAAGCCGAGCGCGAGGCCGGTACCAAGGTTCAGTAAGGTGATTGCTCGGAATGGATTTCCGATAGGTCGAGATGTTGAGGGGCTCGCTTCGGAGGTGCTTTTGTGGCAGATCGGTGACCAAACTTAGCCTGCTTCTGGTACGCCACCTCGGAAATCATATTTCAGCCAGTTCTAACCTGCCGCGTCGCTAGCCGCCACGCCCCAAAGCGCCCGATCTAAGCCATAGCGTCCATCTCGTTGTCTCCAAAGCTGGTTCAACCCTACATTCTTCGATACGATAGCACTTTGCAATCAAAATCAAATTAATCGTTTCAGCTAGAAATTCAAGAAACCCTGAACATAGCACTTACAAGGAGTACTGCATTGAAAGTTATCTCGGTGTTCAACAACAAAGGTGGCGTAGGGAAAACTACGCTCACGTACCATCTTGCCCATGCCCTGTCGGAAAGTGGGTTAAAGGTGCTAATGATCGACGCCGACCCACAATGCAACCTGACAATTTACTCTTTAGAGCAAGACATCGTACATGCCATATGGGAGGAGGAAGACGGCTTTATAGACTCGGGATTCGAGTCCACGAAAGAAAAGCTTGGCGCTGAAGCTTTTGAGGTACTCAATACTAAAACACGAAGTATTCATTACCTTTTGAAGCCTACCGAAGAAGGTACAGGAGAGTTAGAATACCTCCCTCCTCCTTATCAAATCTCTGACACTCTCGACATCATCCCGGGCCGACTCACTCTTCACCTATATGAAGAAAAAATTGCCAGTCGATGGACTGATTCTTATAGGGGTGAGCCACTAGCTATTAGAACAATCACCAAAATCAGATCGATAGCCGAACAATACGCAGAAAACAATGGTTATGACTACGTTATAGTTGATACTTCTCCTAGCCTTGGATCTTTAAATAAGGTCATAATTTCAACGGTCGACGGCTTCTTCGTCCCTGCATCTCCTGATCTATTTTCGCTCTACGGAATCAAGAACATTGGAAAATCTCTTACCGCATGGAAAGACGAATTCGAGATAATTTACAAACTTATCTCCACCGAGAAGCGCCATAACTTCCCCGAGAAATTCGTCACTTTTCTTGGATACACCATATACAATGCAAAAAAATACAGCGGATATAACAACAAGTGGGATCTTGCTCGCGCACACTTAAACTACGCAGATCAGATCCCGTCAGTTATTGAGCATTGTATTGCCGAAGATCTGCGATCGCACCTAACACCAGAACTACTAGCAGAACCCATTGGCGGCACTTTGGTAATGCATAGCCACAACACCTTTCCTTCGATGGCTCAGCATTACCACAGACCGATGTGGCAGGTTCCATCGCTTGACAACATTGAGCCAGAACATATTAATACTCTGCGGGGAGCTAGCCAGCGCTACGAAGACACCCGAGAAGCATATATGGCGTTCGGCATTGACCTAATCTCTCGCATAGAATTGCTGGACGAAAAAAATGCCTAACGATATAGCCATCAGCTCCGCAGTCCAAGCATTCAAGAATGAAAAACACTTATTTGAAAAATTCCTTAACGCGGTGGTTGACTCTTTCCGGCTGGAACCAAGCCTAAACAAATACGGAAACCCACTAATCTACACAGTAAAAAGCAGACTAAAGGACACAGACCACTTACGCGACAAAATCAAAAGGAAGTGGTCTGATGACGACCCAATCACATCAGATAATGTCTTCACAAAGATAACTGACCTCGCCGGCGTCAGAGTACTTCACTTATATCAAGATCAATTTCCAGAAATCCACTCTCACGTAATGAGCCAAATTCAATCTGGAGATTGGTTCTTGCGCGAGGACCCCATTGCTTACTCATGGGACCCAGAGGCATGTGATTTTTTTGCAACCCTAGGACTTAATACAAAAACCCGCCCAACCTACTACACTAGCATTCACTATGTAGTAAGTCCAAAAAAAGACTCAACCATATATTGCGAAATCCAAGTAAGAACTCTATTTGAAGAAATCTGGGGTGAAATAGATCACACAATCAACTACCCGGAACCCACTTCCAGCCGCGCGTGCAAAGAGCAACTACGAGTACTATCAAAGCTCGTATCAACAGGAACCAGGTTAGCGGACTCAATTTTCAGAAGCCAGCAAGAGTCCATTGATAGAGACGCGTCCCCATCCCCAGAAAAAGAAGCATTACCTTCATAAACAGCTTAAGCTAACAGTGGGCTCGACGAACCTCGAGCTCATTATTAGCCTGTGATAATGTCAGCAGCCTTATGAAGGCCCTAATAGTTTCGAAAACTCACTACTTCTTCCCCGACCCACTCATTTATCTGCAACAGCCTAGCTTGCTCTGGTTCCAGTTCGTTAATGGCCCATACTTCGGTGGCGTCACGCACTGAACCGAACCCGCCAGCATTCTGTGGTATCACACCCATAAGCTGGGGCGGTATGCGCAGCATGGCGAGTTGATCGTCGCGGCTGATGTTCTTGATCGCACCGAAGTCATCCTTCGCCGCCACCTCGCTGATCGGGATCAGCTGAATGCCGTCTTTCTTGCCGTTGGGCGCGTACATGAACAGATTGCGGAAGTTGCCCGGCCCTTTGCTGCTCTTCATCGCCTTTCGCAAGTCGTCGACGAAGTCCTCGTTCTGGGCCGGGTCGGTCATGTACAGGATGAACCCTGCGTGGCTGCCGTTCTGGTAATACTTCCGCCGGAATAGTGTGGCCGACTCGTTGAGCAATGCAGCCTGGAGTGCCGGCAGCCACTCGGGAAGGCCATAGACCTCCTGGTTGATGTCTGCCACCCGCAGGTGGCAGATGCTGCCTGGCCGAAATTCGTGTTCATCCCGCCAGCCGCGCACCTGGTAGTAGGTCTGCAGATCAGAGCCGCGGCGCATGTACTTGGCCAAGCAAGGCCGGAGGCCGAGGGTATCGCGCAGCATGTTGTCACGCTTCTCCAGGTACAGGTTACCCGACCAGCCCAGGTCCATGACGATCTGCTCGAAGGCCTGCCGGTTCAGCAGTCTGTGGGGCTTGAAGGTCCTGGCCAACGCGTTGCGCTTGAAGATCAGGCCCGACTGCAGGTAGACGCTGGCCTTCGATGACCTGGCCAAGCCGTCCAGGGACACCGGAGGCTCATACCAGCGGCCATTGTCGTAGCACTCCAGGTAATCCAGGATCTCCCTACCGTCCAGGACTGGTACCGGGTCGCCAAAGGTGAACGCCTCGGCTCGGGCGCTGGGGTTGGCGAGCAGCTCACCCGCGGGCGCCGGCAACGCGCCGGCCTGATCGATGTTGCCCATCAGAAGATCTCCATGATGCGTGTGTTGGTTGCGGTCTGTCCTTCGAGCGGCTCGTTGTGCAGCGCATGGAAGAGCGCCCAGGCCAGGTCGGCGTGGCCGGTGGCCTCATTCCGGCCCGCGGTGTAAGTGAATTGGCGACCACCAGGGGTGATGGTCTTGCGAATGGCCATTAGCGACTGGGCAATGTCGGTTGCGCCGGCATCGAATTGCAGGCGGCCCTTGCTGATTACGTCCCAGGCCTTCATGACCAGGCGTGTTTTGACCTCGGGGTTGTAGCTGAAGGTGCGCAACGCCGGGAAGAACTGGCGCACCAGCTGGGCCACGGCGCTGCCCATGCCGGTGGTATCAATTCCGATGTAGGCCACGTTGTAGCGCCTAGTGATCTGGCGGATGGTCTCAGCCTGGGAATTGAAGTCCATCCCACGGAACTGGTGTTTCTCCAGGACGAAGAACTTCCCTCCCGGTACCAGTGGCGGAGCCAATACCACCAGGCCGGCCGAGTCGCCTGTTTCCGCCGGATCGTAGCCCACCCACACCGGACGCTCACCATAGGGCCTGGCAGCAAACGGGCTGTAGCCTGGCCAGTCCCAGCTTTCCACCATGCAGGGCTGCAACATGCTCAGTGGGAAAATGCTCTGCCCATCGTCCACGAACTGGCACATAAGCAGGTTCTGGAAGGCTGCAGGATCGTACTCAAGCCGCAGTTCATCCAGGTCGAATAGGTCGCACCCCCTGGCTTCGGCGTCCATGATCGTGACGATCTGCCGCCAGATCTTGTCCTCACATAGTCGGCCCTGCTGCAGGCTTTCATGGGTGACATCCAGCTGGATGTGCTGGGCGGTCGGCTTGCCCTTGTTGATCCGCTCCCCGGTCCACCAGGTGTAGGCCGGGTGCGCCATGCTGCTCGGCGTCGAAAAGTAGGTCTTGCGCCACTTCTTGTGCAGCGCCATGCCCGAGGCAACCTTGTTGATCTCGTGGAAGCCGTGCACCCAGAAGAATTCGTCGAAGTAAAAATTACCCGACCGGCCCTGTGCAGTACGGAAGTTGGTACCGAGGAAGTGCAGCTCGGCGTTGTTCCAGAGCACGATGGGGTCGCCAGTGAGCTTGATGCCCAGCACCTCGTTGAGGAATGCCTGCATATACGTCTTGAACTGGTGCGCCTGGGCTTTGCTGGCCGACAGGAAGATCTGGTTTCGCCCGGTCGTGATGGCATCGATCAGCGCTTCCCGGGCAAAGTAGAACGTGGCACCGATCTGCCGGCTTTTGAGTACCATTCGGGTGCGTTGGTTACCGGCGCGGTACCAGTCGAGCTGGTAATCGAAACAGCTGTCCCGGAACGCATCGACCAGTTGCTCGATCTGGTCCTCGTCCAGTTCGTTGCGCTTTGGCTGCTTCTTCGGCCCTTCGTTACGCTTGGCGATGTTCGGGTTGAGGTCAGTTTCGGTACCGCCTCCCTGGTAGCGCTGAATGCGCGCTTGCCGCTCCAGTTGGCGGTGCAGCAGATCGATTTCCTTGAAGTCGCCGCTGGTCTTCCCGTCCTTGAGGATCAGCTGCACCAGCCGCGCCTCCAGGGCACCGCCGATACGCTCGACGTTATCGGCCCTATCCCACTCGTCCCGGGCCTTCCAGCTGTGGACGGTCTTCTCTTTTTCGTCGAGATAATCGGCGATATCGGTAATGCGCCACCCCGTCCAATACATGAACTTGGCTTGGCGGCGCGGATCGAGTGTGGGTTGGGCGGTAGTGTTCATGGCGCCGATGCTGCCGCTCGCGCGCGTATTCACCCACTGGCGCCCACTGTAGCCGTGAGGCCTACAAGTGCAGCGAGTTGCCGCAGGTGTCCCGGCTGCGGACCATGCCCCTCATCGCAAGGCACAACGCCACCGCCATGAGGATTCTCAGCATGTCCGACAGCACCAAGCCACCAGCCAAGAAATTCCGCTCCAAATGGACTCGCATTGCCGTCGAAGGCGCGACCACCGACGGCCGCAACATCGAGCGCAGCTGGATCGAGGACATGGCCAGCACCTACAGCCCGAATACCTACGGCGCCCGCATCAACTGCGAGCACATCAAGTGGGCTTGGCCAGGTGGCGAGTTCGGCGCTTATGGCGATGTTGTCGCGCTGAAAGCCGAAGAAGTCGAAGTCGCCGGGGTGAAAAAACTGGGTCTCTTTGCCCAGCTGGAGCCGAACGAAGCGTTGCTTGCGCTCAACAAGGCAGGTCAGAAGGTTTACACCTCGATCGAGGTACAGCCGAAGTTTGCCGACAGCGGAAAAGCCTACCTGGTTGGCTTGGCTGTGACCGACACCCCAGCCAGTCTCGGCACCGAGGCGCTGTCTTTCAGCGCCCAGCATGGCTCCCTGGCTAGCCGCAAAGCGGACAAAGACAACCTGTTCTCTGCGGCAGAAGAAACCGCATTCGAATTCGAAGAGTTCACCGAGACCCCCAGCATGTTTGCTGCGCTGGGCAAAAGGGTCAGTGAGCTACTCGGCAAGAGCAAGGACAAGGAAGGCAAGGACGCCGCCAGCTTTGCAGCTCTGGGCGAGATGATCGAGCAGATCGTCACCCACGGCGCAGAGCAGGCCGAAGCCTTCACCGCGGAGAAAAACGCCCGCGAGAAGCTCCAGGCCGATCACGACAAGCTTTCCAAGGACTTCAACGAGCTGGTCAAGCGCCTGGGCGAAACCGAAGACCACTCCCAGACGCAACGCCCACCAGTTACCGGTGGCGACGGGCAGATCCAAGCCGATTACTGATCCCCGTAGCCCCACAGACCACCAGTTCGGAGAACCACCATGCAGAAAACAACCCGGATCGCCTTCAACGGCTACCTGGCCAACCAGGCCAAAATCAACGATGTCAGCTCGGTTACCGAGACCTACACCGTGGCGCCAAACCCAGCACAGAAGCTGGAAACCGCCATCCAGGAATCCAGCGCCTTCCTGAAGAAGATCAACATCATCGGCGTGGACGAAGCGGAAGGCGAAGCCATCCTGCTGGGGGTGAACGGCCCGACTGCAGGCCGTACCGCCACTGGTTCAGGCAAACGCCGTCAGCCTCGCGACGTTGCCGCGCTCACCGCTGACACCTACGCCTGCAAGAAAACCAACTTCGATACCGCCACCCCTTACGCGCGGCTCGACGCCTGGGCGAAATTCAAAGACTTCCAGACCCGTTTGTCTGGTTCGATCGCTCAGCAGCAAGGCCTGGACCGCATCATGATCGGTTTCAACGGCACCAGTGCTGCGGCTGACACTGACCTGACGGCCAATCCGATGCTGCAGGATGTGAACATCGGTTGGCTTCAGAAGATGCGCGAGCGCGCCCCGGAGCGCGTCATCGATGAAGGCAAAGCAGCTGGCAAAGTGACCATCGGCGCTACTGGCGACTACAAGACTCTCGACGCCCTGGTGTTCGACGCCATCCAGCTGCTCGACCCATGGCATCGCAAGCGTTCCGACCTGGTCGTAATCGTTGACCACGCTCTGCTGCACGAAAAGCAGCTCAAGGCACTGGAAAACGGCGCAGCGTCCAACCAGGAGGCCAACGCGGCGGACGACATCATCGCTAAAACCCGCCTGGGTGGCCTGCCGATCGAGTACGACGCCCCGTTCTTCATCGAGGGTGGTGTTTGGGTGGGGCCTCTGTCCGTCCTGTCGATTTACTACCAAAACGAGAAGCGCCGTCGCCATGTACGCGATGAGCCGGACGCCGACCAGATCGCCGACTATCAGTCGTCGAACGAGGCGTATGTCGTGGAAGACTTCGGCGCCTGCGCCCTGGTCGAGAACATCGAGAAGGTCTAAGCCATGACCCTGACCCTTGCTCAACGTACCCGGCTGCGCAAGCTGGCGGCCAAGGACGCAGCCGCCACCGCCCCGGCGGCCATGATGGAAGGCCTCACCAGCTATGAACTGATGCTGGCCAAGCTCCAGCAAGACCAACTGCGCCTCAAGCAGGTTCAGTCAAAGCAGGCCAAGGCGAGGCTGAAAAGCATTCTGCTGCCGGAGTACGTCCCATATGTCGTCGGCATCCTTGAGGCTGGCAATGGCGCATATGACGACGTGCTGACCACCGTGATGATCTGGCGCTTCGATGCCGGTGACTTCCCGGGTGGCCTGGACATTGCTGAGTATGTACTGAAGTACAACCTGCCAACCCCGAACCGCTTTTCCCGCACCACGGGCTGCCTGATCGCCGAAGAAGTCGCGACGGCCGCGCTCAACGCTCAGAAGGCTGGCGGGACTTTCCCGGTTGACGACCTGCTCCGCACCGCTCTGCTCACGGAAGAGCAGGACATGCCAGATGAAGCCCGAGCCAAGCTCAAACTTGCTCTGGCACGCGCATCGCTGCAAGGCCTGGACGAAGCCAATCCGGGCCCGCCTGGCCAAGTGGAAGCGGGTGTCGAGCTGCTGCAAGAAGCCATCAAGCTCGACAACAACTGCGGCGGAAAGAAAGACCTGGAGCGCGCTGAGCGCCTCCTCAAGAAACTCGCTGGCCCAGCCAGCTAACCGAGCGTCCCACGCAACCCGGCGGCTCGGGGCGGATCAGTGGCCATTGGCTCAACTGTGAAGCCCCGACCACCGCCGACCTATTCAGAGCGCGACCATGAGCGGATTCATTGCCGGCGGCCTGGTGCCAAGCAATTCGGTACCGGGCAGCCACATCAACAGCGACCCCTTCTGGCCGTCGATCGACCTGGACTCACTGCGGGAGACCCTGCGCATCGACTCCAGTGTCACCCCTGCTCGCCTCGAAACCGCCGTAGTTGCCGCAATCATTAGCGTGAACCGTGACCTGGCTAAGTGGCGAGCCGCCAGCCTGGCCACAGGTTTCACGACCTTGGACGATGTCCCTGGTAATGAAGTCCTGGGCAAGTCGGAGCGCCTCCACTTGTATGTGCGGGCTGTCGAGTGCGCGGCCGGTGCGGAAGTCTGCGAGCGCTACCGCGGCTACGACTCCACCGCCAGCGGCTCCAAGAACGCCGATGAAAATATGCCAACGATCGACGATTACCGGCGCGACCAACGCTGGGCCATTCGAGATTTCCTTGGGAAATCCCGCACCACCGTTGAGCTGCTGTGATGGCCGAGCAGAAGCGGACGCAGCAAAACGACACAGTCGACGCACTGTGCTGGCGTCATTACGGCCGCACCGCTGGCGTGGTCGAGGCTGTGCTCGAAGCGAACCCCGGCTTGGCGACACGCGGCACGGTCCTGCCGGCCGGCCTGCTCGTCAACCTGCCAGAACTCCAAGCAGCGGCGCCCGATCGGCAGGTGGTGAGCCTGTGGGACTGACCGTGCGCACCACCTCACAACCAAGGAAGGACACACATGCCTGATCGTCCCGAAAGCTGGGCGTTTTTCGCAACCTGGCTGGAACACAACTGGCCTGGCCTGTACGCCGGCTTGCTCGCTGTAGTGATCGCCGGGCTTCGAGTTGTCTACGGCGGCGGTTCTCTTCGCCAGCTGGTGATCGAAGCCCCGCTCTGTGGCGCACTTGCCTTGTCGGCCAGCCATGGGCTGTCCCTCGTAGGTATCCCGCTCACCGCGGCACCGTTCTTCGGCGGCGTCATCGGCCTGCTTGGCGTTGAATTCGTCCGAGCTGCTGCGAAAAAGCTCTTTATCCGCAAGGAGGAAAAACTGTGACCACACTCAAACATGGCGAACGTTCCCAGGCGGTGCGCGAGCTGCAGCGCAAACTCAACGAGCGCGGCGCCAAGATGGTGACCGATGGCGTTTTCGGTGACTCCACAGAAGCCGCGGTGCGCGCTTATCAGGTGAAGGTCGGGCTGGTCTCTGACGGGATCGCAGGGCCAAAGACTCTGGCCAGCCTGCAAGGCTCGAACACGCTGCAGCTGTTGAAGCATGCCGACCTGGTCAACGCATCCCAGCGTCTCGGCGTCCCGGTGGCTGCCGTCTACGCCCTGAACGAGGTGGAGTCACAAGGCCGGGGCTTCCTGGATAACGGCAAACCCGTGATCCTTTACGAACGCCACATCATGTACCGCCAGTTGCAGGTAACACGGGCACCGGAAGACGACCAGGAGCAACTTCGCCAGCGCGCTGACGATTTGGCCAAACAAGCTCCAGCCCTGGTCAACCCCAAGGCCGGCGGTTACATCGGCGGGACGTCCGAGCATCAACGGCTCGCCCAGGCTCGCCAGATCGACGAGATAGCTGCCCTGGAATCTGCCAGCTGGGGCGCCTTCCAGGTGATGGGTTTCCATTGGAAGCGCCTCGGATATGCCAGTGCCCACGACTTCGTGGCAGCGATGGTCAGGAGCGAAGCCGATCAGCTGGAGGCCTTTGTCCGCTTCATCGAGACCGACGCAAGCCTCCTCAAGGCACTGAAAGGGCTGAAATGGGCGACAGTGGCCAAGCTCTACAACGGTCCCGACTACCAGCGAAACCTGTACGACGTGAAGCTTGAGCGGGCATTTGAACGGCACCAGGACCGCGCCTTGGTGGCTGCCTGATGGACGTTCGCGCCGGCCTCCTGGCTGCGGCCCTCATAGCAGCCGCAGCCTCCGGCCTTTGGGGCTGGGGACAACGCAGCATGCTGGCCACCGCACGGGCGACCGTCGAGCGCGTTGAGGACCAGCGCAAGCGTGCCCAAGAGGACGCTGATCGAAACCTGGCAACCGCCAACCACCTGAACGTCACCCTGCAGCGCGAGCGCGAAAGCCAGGCAATGCTGCTCAAGCTCCAAAGTGAGCTGCGCACAAACCTGGCCGGCCGCGAGCGCATGATCGAGGCCCTTACCCGTGAAAATGAAGAACTTCGCAACTGGGCTGACCAGCCTATCCCTGCTATTGCTCGCCGGCTGCGCGACAGACCCGCCATCATCGGCGCCGAGGCTTACCGTAAGTGGTTGTCCGGTAGTGGTGCCATGCACCCTGCAGGCGACATCACCAACCCACAACGGTCAGTTGCTGACTGACCAGGAACGCACTGAGCTGGCCTGGGCCGAATGCGCCGCCCAAGTTGATAGCGTTTACCAGTACCAGGTGAGCCATGGACAAACCCGATAGCCTGCGCGAGCACCTGCTCGCCGCCGTACCTGACCTGAAGCGCAACCCAGACCGCTTGCTGATGTTCATCGATGCCGGCAAGGTCCGCTGCACTGCTGCCGCCAGCTTGTCGTTTGAGTACGGTTACACGCTGCAGATCATGCTGACCGACTTCGCCGGCCACCCTGACAGCGTATTTTTGCCCATCCTCGCCTGGGTCCGGGTAAACCAGTCGGAGCTGATGGCCAACCTGGACAAGTCGGCAGAGGGCCTCAAGTTCGAGGTTGACATCCTGGACAACTCGAAGGTGGACATGAGCATTACCTTGGCCCTGACCGAACGGGTAGTTGTAAAGCGCCAGGAAGATGGCACTTACCAGGCATTGCATGTTCCCGATAAGCCCTACGAGCCCTTCGTTGACCATGGCCCTGTCAGCGTCTACGCCGGATCAGATTTGATCGCTGAATGGCAGCCACCGGCCGCACCGGACACCATGGCCTTGGCGATGCCGCACCCACGGCGCCCAAACCATGGCTGATTTGCGCGATCTGGAGGATTTTGCCGGGCCGCTGCTGCAGCGGCTGGAGCCAGCCGGCCGGGCCAAGCTTGCTCGCGCCCTGGCCCAGCAGCTGCGCCGCGGTCAACAACAGCGAATTCCCAGCCAGCGTAACCCTGACGGTACACCATTCACCCCCCGCCGGACCCACAGGCTGCGCGAGAAGCAAGGCCGCGTGAAGCGAAAGGCGCAAATGTTCCAGAAGCTGCGCCGGTCGAGTTACCTCAAGGCCAGCGGCGACGCGCGGGGGCTCAGCGTTGGCTTTGCCGGCCGTGTCGGCCGCATCGCTCGCGTTCACCAGTACGGCTTACGAGATCGGATTGCCCCGCGCGGCCCGGTGGCACAGTACGAACAACGCGAGCTGCTCGGCCTGAACAGCACCGACCTTGATGCTCTGAAAGACACCATCCTTGCGCACCTGAGCCTGTAGCTTCCGGTTGTACAACCCCCGCGAGCTGCGTCCACGCGCACGCGGGGCGACCATCGCGGCATGAACTCCATCGCCGAAATCCTCCGCCTACTCGAAAACCTGATCCGCTTTGGCACTGTTGCCGAGGTGCAGTACGCGCCGCCCCGTGTTCGAGTGAAAACCGGCGAGCTGACTACCACCTGGCTGCCCTGGCTCGCATTCCGTGCCGGTGCAGACCAAGAATGGGACCCGCCGACCGCTGGGGAGCAGGTTCTGCTGCTGTCGCCCAGCGGCCAGCTGGCCAACGGCGTGGCCATCACCGGTCTATTCAGCGACAACATCCCCGCCAATGGCGATCGCGCAGCGCTGCACCGTCGGACCTACTCGGACGGCGCTGTTATTGAGTACGACAGCAAGTCACACCACCTAAGCGCCGTTCTGCCAGCTGGCGGCACAACCGAGCTGGTCAGCGATGGCGGCATCCACATCGTTGGGCCCATCACCCATGAAGGCGACTACACGCAAACCGGCAACCAGACCGTCACCGGCTTGGTGACGGTTTCTATGGATGTGATCGCAGCCGGCATCAGCCTGGTCCAACACCCGCACGAAGGGGTGATGCCAGGGCCAGGCCAAACAGGAAAGCCCCTGCCATGAACAGACACACAGGTGAACCGATCTCGGACGAGGGGCACATCGCCCAGTCGCTCGTCGACATTCTGACCACCCGTATAGGCACGCGGGTGATGCGCCGATCTTATGGCAGCCTGATCCCTGAACTGATCGACCAGCCGCTCAACGCTGCCAATCGACTGAGGCTCTACGCTGCTTCCGCCACCGCGATCATGCAGTGGGAACCACGAATCACCCTCGCACTGGTGCGCCTGGACGTTGATTCGCTGTCGGGCGCCGCCACACTCGAAATCGAGGGCAAGCACAACGACACCAATGCGGCGTTGAACATTCGCACGCCACTGCAACTGGGGGCCACGCAATGACCGCCTCCAGAATGATCGACCTGAGCCTGCTGCCGGCGCCCGACATTGTCGAAATGCTCGACTTTGAAGTGATCCTTGCCACCCGCAAGGCTCGCCTGGTGGGCCTTTACCCGCTTGATGAGCAAGCCGCTGTCGCCGCAAAACTGGCCCTGGAGTCCGATCCGGTCAACAAGGTGCTGCAGGAAAATGCTTACCAAGAAATGGTACTCCGCCAGCGGATCAACGACGCCGCAAGAGCGAGCCTGCTGGCTTACGCCACTGGTGCGGACCTGGACAACCGCGCAGCCGACTACGGCGTTGCGCGTCTGGTGGTCACCCCTGCCGACCCAACCAGTGTGCCGCCCACCCCAGCTGTCATGGAAAGCGACGAAGCACTGCGCTATCGCACCAGGTTGTCCCTGGAAGCGTTATCCGTGGCGGGTAGCCGCGGCGCGTATGAGTTCCATAGCCTCAGCGCCTCGGCCAGTATTGGAAGCGTTTCGGTGGATTCGCCGACGTTCCAGTCAGTACCGGTCGCTCCCGCGCTGCAAGCTCAGCTCCCGGCCGGGGCGATCGTTCTGGTATGCGACTACCCAGCTGGCCTATCCAATCCTCTGCCTGGTGACGTTTCACTCTGCGTGCTGCCGCGCTCCAACAGCCAGATTCCCGCGCCCGACCTGGTCAACCTGGTGCAGAAGGCGCTGTCGGCTGACGATGTGCGCCCTCTCACCGATCGGCCGCGGACATTGGCTGGCCAAGCCACTGACTTCAAAGTTGCCGCCACCCTGGAGATCGAACCTGGTCCAGATCCGGTCGTCGTGAAGGCCGCATCACGGGCCAAACTGGATGCCGCGATCGCTGAGGCTCGGCAACTTGAAGGGCAGTTACCGGTATCGGCCATTTATGCGGCGCTGCATGTTTCAGGCGTGCGCCGCGTGCGCCTGACCAGCCCAACCGCTGATGTGACCTGTGACAAGCGCCACTACCCCAATTGCCTGAGCATCACGCTGGCATCGGAGGTGGCGTGATGAGCCTTTTGCCGAGCAACTCCACTCGCCTGGAACGGATCCTGGAAGCCGCGCGGGACTTCGGGCTGGACTCAGAAGCAATACGGGGCCTCGCTGACTCAGCCCGGTGCCCACCTGATTTCCTGCCCTGGCTGGCCTGGGCGATGAAAGTTGAGGGCTGGGAGGCCGCTGAAACCACGCCACAGCAGCGCGCACTCAACCGCGAAGCGATTCCGGTTCACAAGAGCAAAGGCACCGTCGGCGCCATCCGCCGGGTGCTGCGGGCAGTCAACGTCAACGCGGAATTCAAGGAGTGGCACCAGATTCCTGGAGCGGTGCCCTACACCTTCCAGCTGACAGCCTGGGCGAACAGTAACCGCGGGGGTGAGGGATCAATCATCTCGCCCCAGCTCTACGCACGCCTTCGCGCCCTGGTGGATGCCACGAAGAACGAACGCAGCCACTACGAGTTTCGCCTTGGCGCCCGTTTCGACGGCGGTTTGGTGCTGGGTAACGCCTTCCAGGCCCGCTCAGTGCAGCACCGCTCCATGGACGCCCAAGCTGTGCCCTTCGATCCAATGGGGCAGACGGTGCTGTTTGCCAACGCCCTCAATGCGTCCAGCGTCTCTCGGCGGTTCGCCGAAGCGCAGGGCGTTCCCATCCACGCAGAAGGTGCCCCGCTGGTGGCCAACGCGGCTCAGGTGCGCGCGGTCGTGCGGGGCTACATGGAGGCTGTTCTATGAGTACAGCGCTACAACCTGTCATCACAAAGGCCGGCCTAGCGGCGATCCTGACGGCAACGAAAACCGGCCTTTCGGCCGAGATTGGTTACATCGCCCTGGGCAGCGTGGCCTACACACCCACCGCCGATCAAAAGACCTTGCGCAACGAAATTGCGCGGTTCCCGATTTCCAGCGGCGAGAAGCTGAGCAGCACGCAGTTGCACCTGTCCGCCGTCGCGGACGGCACCACCGGTTACTGGGTGCGCGAGATCGGCATTTATCTCAAGGACGGCACGCTGTTGGCAGTCTGGTCGCACCTGACTGAGGCGCTGGCCTACAAGGCCCCCAACATCGACCTGCTGCTGGCCTACGACTTGTCACTGGCGGCGCTGCCGGCAGACAGCGTGACCATCACCAGCACTGCCGCAGGCCTCAACCTGACGCTGGCCGAGCCCTTGGCCGCGCAGGCCACGGCGCTTATCGCCGAGCAGCTGCGCACCCTGCAGCAGCAAGACCGCCTGGTTAGCCAGGAACGCCTGCAGCGCATTGCAGGGGAGCAGATCAGCGGCCTGCTGGAGCGCATGAGTACCGCCGAGAAATCCGCCTCCGAAACGCGCGACGTACTGCTGAGCGTGACGGTTGCCAATGCCACCGGCCTGATGGCCCTTCAACACACCGTTCTCCAACACATTCACGGATCCTAACCATGAGCCTTGAAACTGAAATCGCCGCGCTGGTCGCGGCCAACAACAAGCTGATCGACTATTTCAACGGCAAAAAGACTGCGATTGACGCCGCCGTTTCGGCAGCCATCGCTGCAGCGCCGTCCATGGTCCGCGTTTACTGGGTCGACCAACAGCTGGGGGACGATGCTAACGGCCTCGGCACCGAGGCCAGTCCATTCAAGACCCTGCAGCAGGCTATCAACGCCACCCCGGACGGTGGCCGGGTCCAGGCATGGCTGTCCAAGGACTATGTGCTCGATAAGCACGTAAACCTGACCGGCCGCCGTCTGATCGTTGCCGGCGTTGCTGGTTCGGGCCGGCGACTGGTCATCAACGAATTCATGCCAGAAGGTGACACCCTGCTGCGCATTGGCTCGTTCTGGGCATCGAACGACTCCACCGTCCAGCTGGTGAACGTGACGGTTAGCCTTCCTGCTTCGAGCGCTGGCGATCTGAGCGCCTACTACGGGCTCGTTTTTGCCAGCGGTTCGTCAGCGCCGATCATGCTGCAGCTGCGCATGTACAACTGCGCGTTCGAGTTACGCGGCACTTTCCGGGGCAAGTTGTTTGGCCCTGGATCGGTACTGTTCGCGTTGTCGATGATCGGCACCGCCGTACCTTCCGCCCTCAACGGCTCGCTGGTACCGGGCATTGCCGCCGGCACCCTCTCCAAAGACGTGGGCCACGTCGTTACCAACCTGTCGAGCCTGTGAGGCAATCATGCAAAAGACCTTTCTGAACGTCGTCTACGGTGACAACACCTACAACGGCTTCGACTTCGAGGCACTGCCCATTGGTGCCGCGCTGCTGGTGGCCCAGCAACAAATCGAGCAGGCCGCCGACCAGGCGCGCTCGGCTGTACTCGGTGATCCGCTGCGTGCCATCGAGAACCAGTTGGCCGAGGACGAGGCAAAGGCCTTCAAGCAAGCTGGTTACGCTGGCGACGTGCCCTTGACCGTACAGGCCTTGGTCGATGCCCAAGGCATCGAGCCCATGGATGCGGCAGAGGCGATTCTGCAGGAGGCACAGGCCTGGCACGCGGCGCTGTGCTCGATCCGGTCGGCCCGCCTCAAAGGCAGGGTCGAGGTACTCAAGGCAACCACCCATGCGCAGGCCGAGGCCTATGCCGACACCGCTATCAACACCATTCGTGCAAGCGTTACTCCCGCCACCGGCGTCTGACTACCTGTAGCCCCCGTGGCTACAGCCCCCCGCAATCGCTTCCCGAGCTCGCGCGCGGCAGCCTGTGCAGTGTCATCCAACCACTGCACAGGCAACCAACCATGGCCGGCGATTACCACCACGGCGTGCGTGTCCTCGAAATCAACGAGGGCACCAGGCCAATCCGCACCGTCTCAACCGCCGTTGTCGGCATCGTCTGCACCGCAGAAGACGCTGATCCAACGGCTTTCCCGCTGAATACCCCCGTACTGCTGACCAACGTCCAGAGCGCGATTACCAAGGCCGGTACCAAAGGCACCTTGGCCGTCACCCTGCAGGCCATCGCCGACCAGACCAAACCCATCACCATCGTTGTGCGGGTTGCTCCTGGTGCAAGTCCAGCGGAAACCACCAGCAACATCATTGGCGGCACCAGTGCTACCGGCAAATACACCGGCATGAAGGCACTGCTGGCGGCTCAATCCCAGCTGAAAGTGAAGCCTCGCATCCTGGCCGTTCCGGGTCTGGACACCCAGCCCGTGGCCACAGCCCTGGTAGCCATCGCGCAACAGCTGCGCGGGTTTGCCTACGTCAGCGGCAACGGCTGTAAGACCAAGGAAGAAGCGACGGCATATCGCGAGAACTTCGGCGCCCGTGAAGTCATGGTGATCTGGCCAGACTTCACCCAATGGAGCACCACCACCAACGCCAACGTCACTGCACCAGCAGTAGCCCGCGCCGTTGGCCTGCGTGCCAAGATCGACCAGGAAATCGGCTGGCACAAAACCATCTCCAACATCCCGGTTGAAGGCGTGACCGGCCTGTCTGCCGATGTGTTCTGGGACCTGCAGAACTCGGCAACCGATGCCAACTACCTCAACAGCAACGAGGTAACCACCCTCATCAACGAGGGCGGCTTCCGTTTCTGGGGCAGCCGTACTTGCTCCGACGACCCGCTGTTCGCCTTCGAGAACTACACCCGTACCGCCCAGGTCGTGGCCGACACCATTGCCGACGCCCACCTGTGGGCAATGGACAAACCGATGCACAGCTCCCTGGTACGTGACCTGCTGGAAGGCATCAATGCCAAATTCCGCGAGCTGGTTTCCAACGGGTACCTCATCGGTGCCAGCGCCTGGTTCGACGCAGAAGCGAACACCGAGGCCACCCTCAAGGCGGGCAAGCTCTACATCGATTACGACTACACGCCTGTGCCGCCGCTGGAAGATCTGACGCTGCGCCAGCGCATCACTGATCGCTACCTGGCGAACTTCGCCAGCAACATCGCCAGCTAACGGAGAACGCAGCAATGGCAATGCCTCGCAAGCTCAAAAGCATGAACCTGTTCAACGACGGTACCGGCTACCTCGGTGTCTGCAAGTCCGTCACCCTGCCTACCCTGGCGCGAAAAATGGAGTCCTACCGTGGCGGCGGTATGAACGGCACCGCCAAGGCCGATCTGGGCCTATCCGATGACGGTCTCCAGATGGAATGGAAAACCGGCGGACTGGAAGTCCAGGTGCTGCGCCAGTTCGGCGCAGTAAGTGCCAGCGGCGTGATGCTGCGTTTCGCCGGCTCCTACCAGCAGGACGACACGGGCGAATACACCGATGTCGAGATTGTCGTCCGCGGCCGACACGAAACCATCGACCTGGGCGACGCAGCCCCGGGCGAGGACACCGAGCAATCCATTACCACGGCACTCACCTATTACAAGCTGACAGTTGCGGGCGAAGTCATCGTCGAGATTGACGTCCTCAACTTCATCGAAATCATCAACGGTGTGGACATGCTCGCAGAGCAACGCCGCGCCATTGGCATCTGAACCTGATACCCGGAGCCCCCCATGGAACCCAAAGACAACACCATCGAAGTCGAAGCCAAGGCTGGAGTCCTGGACGACAACACCGTCGAACTGGATACCCCAGTGAAGCGCGGCAACACCGTCATCGACACTGTGACCCTGCGGAAGCCGACTGCCGGCGAGCTGCGCGGCCTGCACCTGGCCGAGCTGCTGAACTGGGATGTGGGCAGCCTCATCAAGCTGCTGCCCCGCATCTGTCAGCTGAATGCCCAGGAAGTGGCCCAGCTGGACCCTGCTGACCTGGTAGCCCTCGGCGGCAAGGTCACCGGTTTTTTGCTGCAGAAGCAGACGAAGAAGGACGCATCCCTGGTTGCGTAGAAGACGCCATGGCCGATCTGGCCGTGGTTTTTCACTGGACGCCGGCCGACATGGACCGGCTGAGCGTCCGAGATTTGATGGACTGGCGCGAGCGAGCGCGGATAAGGAGCAGTAACGATGGCAAATGATCTACGGCTGAGGCTTCTGCTGGACACCGTGGACAAAGCCACTGCCCCGCTGCGCCAGATCAACAAGGGCGGTCAGGAGACCGCTCGCGCGCTCAAGGCGACCCGTGACCGACTCAAAGAGCTGAGCGCCCAACAAAAGGATGTCGGCGCCTGGCGACAGCAGAACGCCCAAGCCCGCGAGACTGCCAAGGCGCTGGACGCCGCTCGGGCCAAGGTCAAGCAAATGGGCCGGGAGATGTCCGCCCTGGACAACCCGACCAAGAAGATGACGGCCGAATTTCAGGCCGCCATACGTGCTACCAACGAGCTGAAACAGCAGCAGAAGGACGAGCAGGAAGCGCTGCGCGGCCTGCAGCGGCGGCTGGGTGAAGCAGGAATCGACACTCGAAAGCTCAACCAGCACAACGCCTCGCTGCGTCAGCAGATGGCGCAAACCAATCACACCATTGAACAACAGGAGGCACGCCTCAAGCAGCTGGCCGCGACACAGCGGAAGGCAGCTTTGGCCAAGGAACGGCTTGAGAAGACGCAGAGCCACGCCGGCAAAATGGCGGGGGCAGGGGCTGCTGGCATTGCCGCTGGTGCCGGCATGGCAGTGGCAGGCGCAGCTGTTCTTGCACCTCAACTCGAAGTCGCCCATCAGGGTTCAAGGATCGCTGCCCAGTCGGGGGAGTCAGCAGACCAGGGCAAACGATATGGCGAGCTGATCCGCAACATTCGCGCAGACGGACAAAGCTCGGACATTGCCGAGATCGGTGATGCGGTGGCCGCAGCCAAAAGCACCCTCGGCGCGTTGGGTAGCCTGGGTGATAAAGAGCTGGACAGCGCGGCGCGTAAAGCGTTGGACCTGTCCAAGGTCATGGAGCTGGATGTCGCCGAAAGCATCCAGATGGTCGGGATCCTGATGAAGAACGGCCTGGCCAGCAACAGTGACCAGGCATTCGACCTGGTCGCCGCCGGTCTGCAGAAGGTCTCGACCCAGATGCGGGGTGAGATTCCAGAAATTCTGCATGAGTACTCCACTCACTTCCGGGGTATGGGCTTCACCGGGTCTGAAGCCATGAGCCTGCTCATCAACATGGCCAAGCAGGGCAAATTCGCCCTGGACAAGACCGGTGACGCGATCAAGGAGTTTTCGATCCGTGGCTCTGACATGTCGAAAACGAGCCAGAAGGCCTATGCCTCGGTCGGCCTGAATGCGACCAAAATGTCCTCGGCAATAGCCAAAGGAGGGCCATCTGCCCGGGAGGCGCTGACGAAGACCGCCAATGCCCTGCTTCGGATCAAGGACCCGGCAGAGCGGGCCAATGCAGCCATTGCGTTGTTCGGCACGCCTGTCGAAGACTTAGCGATCGACCAGATCCCTGACTTTTTGAAGGCCCTGGCCGGCGGAACGGCAGCCCTGGGCGATATCACCGGCGCCGCCGACAAGATGGGCAGGACGTTCCGCGACAACCTTAGCGGCGACCTGGACAAGCTCACCGGCACCTGGAGCGGAATGATTGGCGCCTTGGTAGATGGGCAGAATGGCCCTCTGCGCGAGCTGGTCCAGACGGTGACCGGCATCCTGGGTGCATCACGCGCCTGGATCGAGGCAAACCCTGAGCTGGCTTCCAGCCTTGCCAAAGGCGCCGCAGTGGTAGCGGTTCTTGTTGCGGGCATGGGCGCCCTCACAGTCGCGATGGCAAGCATTCTCGGCCCGTTTGCATTGGCCAGATTCGGCATGTCCATGTTCGCAATCCAAGGCGGCGCGATGATCCCGGTCGTCGGCAAACTGGTTGGCGCGCTATCCGGCACCTTGCTCAGCGCCATCCGTGGTGTGTCCATTGCACTCTGGGGGCTGGCCGCCAACCCCGCTACCCTGGCTATTGCTGCGGCAGTGGCAGTCATCGCGGGTGCAGGCTATCTGCTCTACCAAAACTGGGACCAGGTGAAGGCCTACTTCTCGAACACCTGGGCTGAGATCAAAGCCGGATTCAGTGGCGGGATTTCAGGAATTCTCACTGTGCTGGCCAACTTCAGCCCGATCGGCCTGATCTACCAAGCCTTCGCGGGCGTGCTGAACTATCTCGGCGTTGACATGCCAGCCCGCTTCACCGAGTTCGGTGGAATGATTATCAGCGGTTTGGTCAACGGTCTGACTGCCGGATTCGGTGCGGTGAAGGATGCGATCAGCAGCATCGGCACCTCGACCATTGGCTGGTTCAAGGAAAAGCTCGGGATTCATAGCCCGTCGCGCGTGTTCGCAGAGCTGGGTGGTTTCACCACAGAAGGCCTTGCCCAAGGGTTGGACAGAGGCGCCAAGCAGCCTCTCGACGCTGTGGCCAAGATGGGCCAGGAATTGAGTAAGGCAGGATCGTTTGAGCTGAGGGCAGCAGCCCTCCAGCTTGAGGGCTCCCGGCCGGAAGTGCCGCGCCCCCCTATGACCCAACCTCTGCCCCCAGTTGCATCACAAGCAACCCCCCCTGAGCCTGCGGTCGGGCGTTCGCCTGACGCCAGCTCGCTTACTGCTGCCCTGATCGGCATGAGTCGCACCCTGGCCGGCGGCGACGACGCCAGCCCGGATACCCCACGGCCTCCGGTTATCCAGCCACTGACAGTGGCCGCGCCTCCTGGTACTGCAACTGAGCCTGCTCAAGGGCCAGCGCCTGATACCAGCTCTCTGGCTGCCGCCCTGGTCGGCATGAACCGCACGTTGGCCAGCAGCGACGACGCCTGGCCGGAAGCGCTACGGCCGCCAATTGTCCAGCCACTGGCAGTGACTGTGGCACCAACTGCTGCAGCTGAACCTGTACAAGGCCCATCGCCTGACACCGACTCGCTGGCCGCCGCCCTGGTTGGCATGAGCCTCACGCTGGCTAGCGACGACGCCAGGCCGGAAGTGCTACGGCCGCCAATTATCCAACCGTTGGCAGTGCCTTTGGCACCAGATGCTGCAGCTGAACCTGCACAAGGCCCATCGCCTGATACGGGTTCGTTGGCTGCCGCGCTGGTCGGCATGAGCCGCACGCTGGCCAGCAGCGACGACGCCAGGCCAGAAACGCTGCGGCCGCCAATCGTCCAGCCACTGGCAGTGACTGTGGCACCAGGTGCTGCAGCTGAACCTGCACAAGGCCCATCGCCTGATACGAGTTCGTTGGCTGCCGCGCTGGTCGGCATGAACCGCACCCTGGCCAGCGGCGACGACGCCAAGCCGGATACCCCACGCCCACCAGTGATCCAGGCGTTAGCGGTCACTGTGGCACCAGCTGCTGCAGCTGAGCCGGCACAAGGCCCGTCGCCTGATGCCAGCTCGTTGGCTGCCGCCCTGGTCGGCATGAGCCGCACCCTGGCCAGCGGCGATGACACCAAGGCAGACACGCCGCGACCACCGGTTATCCAGCCGCTAGCGGTCACCGTGATACCAACTGCTGCAGCTGAGCCCGCGCAAGGCCCGTCGTCTGATGCCAGCTCGTTGGCTGCCGCATTGGTCGGCATGAGCCGCACCCTGGCCAGCGGCGACGATGCCAAGCCAGAAGCGGTGCGGCCGCCAGTTGTTCAACCACTGGCGGTAAATGTCGCACCAGCTGCTGCAGCTGAACCTGCACAAGGCCCGTCGCCTGATGCCAGCTCGTTGGCTGCCGCTCTGATCGGCATGAGCCGCACGCTGGCCAGCGGCAACGACGCAAGGCCGGATATCCCACGGCCCCCGGTTATCCAGCCACTGGCGGTGGGAGCGCCACCAGTTGTACATGCTGAGCCAGCACAAGGCCCCGCGCCTGATACCAGCCCGTTGACTGCCGCCCTGGTCGGCATGGGCCGCACGCTGGCCAGCGGAGCCGAGGCCAAGCCTGCGATTCAGCTGATGCCTGCTGTCCAGATGCAGGCCGCTGCTCAAGGTGGTGAAAGTGCAGCAAACGGATCTTGGTTAGCTGATCGCCTTACGGCGCTCACTCAGGCCATTGCGTTGGTGAACCCATTCCGAGCCCAGACTGAGGCGGTGAAACCGGCCACCGCGGCGCAGTCAGCCAAAGTGGAGCCAGCATACCCGGAGGCAGCATCAGGGCTGCCGGCAAGTTTGGCTTCAGGAATGACGATTGGCAGCAAGTCACTGATCGGTGCGCTAACCGCCATGACACTGCAGTTGGCACACGCTGGTGGCGTGGATGCCCGGCCGGAGATACCGCAGGCTCCATCTGTACAGGCGCCAAGCACTGGCCCGCTGGACAGCGCTCCCATCGCGCTCTCTGTGGACAACCGGCCACCAATCGCTGCTGCACCGCCGGTCAGCTATGACAGCCACGACGTTTATCACATCTCGATTCCTACGACCCCTGGCATGGATGCCCAGGCAATCGCCCGGGCTGTCAGCGCTGAGCTGGATAAGCGCGACCGTGAAAAATCCGCCCGTCAGCGCAGCCGCCTGACCGATCTGGAGTAAAGCCACATGATGCTTGCCCTTGGCATGTTTGTTTTCAGCCTGCCCACACTCGCGTACCAGCAACTGCAGCGCCAGACCGACTGGCGCCATGCCTCCAACTCACGTATCGGCGCACAACCCGCGCGTCAGTTCCTGGGCCGCGGTGAAGATGAAATCACCCTGCCCGGGGTGCTGCTGCCGGAGCTGGCCGGCTCGATGATGAGCCTCGACGAGATCAGAGCCATGGGCAACACCGGCAAGGCATGGGCCCTGGTTGAAGGCACAGGCAGGGTATACGGCCTGTTTGTCATCGAAAGCCTCAGCGAGACGCGGTCTGTGTTCTTCCAGGACGGTACGGCCCGGCGCATCGAATTCAGCCTAACGCTCAAGCGGGTGGACGATGGTCGAGTCGACTTGATGGGCTCTGTGGTTTCCACCACTTCGAACATACTGAGGGCGCTACTGTGACCGGGCTCGACCAATTGGCCGCGTTCATTACGGATACGCGGGAAGGCCTGCAGCGTGACAGTGCCTACGGCGTGCCCGCTTTCCGGCTGTCCGTGGACGGCAAGGACATTGCCAGGCTCATTAGCCCAAGGCTGATGTCGTTGGAACTCACAGACAACCGCGGCCTTGAGGCTGACCAGCTGAGCATTACCCTCAGCGATCATGACGGACTGCTTGAAATCCCGCCGAAGGGCGCCGTGGTGAAGCTTTGGCTGGGCTGGAGCGACACTGGACTGATCGACAAAGGGACCTACACCGTCGACGAGACGGAGCACAGCGGGGCTCCCGACTCCCTCAGCATTCGGGCGCGCTCAGCTGACTTGCGCGGATCGCTCAAGACCAAGCGGGAGCGCAGCTGGAGCGCCGTAACGCTGGGAAAAATTCTCACCGATATCGCCACTGCTCATGACCTGACCACAAAAATAGCTCCCGAGGTCGCAGCCCGTGCGGTGAAACATCTCGACCAGGCCAATGAATCGGATGCCAACATACTCACCCGTCTGGGCGAGCTTCACGATGCCGTCATCACTGTAAAGGCCGGTTGTCTCATCTGCCTGGCTGCTGGCAGCGGGAAAACAGCAAGCGGCGTGGCTCTGCCCCACATCACTTTGACCCGTTCCAGTGGTGATGGGCATCGATTCCTCCAGGCCGATCGGGATAGCTACGACTCGGTAAAGGCTTACTACTACGACATTGGCAGCACCAAGAAGCAGGAGGCGATCGCCGGCGGCGGCGAAAAAGTGAAAGAGCTGCGCCACACCTACAGCGACCGTGATTCCGCCCTGCGAGCTGCGCGCTCTGAACTGAACAGACTACAGCGCGGAAGTGCGACCCTAAGTTTTACGCTAGCCAAGGGTCGAGCTGACCTGGTGCCCGAGCTGACATACAGCCTGCGAGGGGTGAAAAGCGAGATCGACGCCATTGTCTGGCACGGGGGCAACGTGCAGCACAGTCTCTCGGCATCCAACGGCTACACCACCAGCCTGGAGCTGGAAAGTAAGCTGCCAGAGGACTCGGTCGAAGGGCTTTACCAGGACCAACAAGGCGGTATCTATACGGGAGTGGTGGCGTTTTATCGCGATAAATCCACCGGCAAAGAAACGTCAGTTATCGCTGGCGATGCCACCAGGCCGAAGCGGATCAAGCGGGTTTACGACAGCAAGGATGCAGCGCGCAAAGCGGCCGATAGGGAATGGGAGAAGCTTCAAAAGCTTAGGGTACTCTAACGACCTGCGCCAGATGCTTGGGTTGACTTTTAGAAAACAGCCCCCACCTTAGAGAAGCCGTCCATCAATGACTGCCCCCAAGTACAAATCTGACCGTCGATACGATGCCCGCCTAGCGAAGCACGAGAACGACATAGACCGAGCTAAGGATACTCATATGAAGCAAAGTGGTTTGGAAAAACACCCATTCATGACGGCAGTTGTTGAGGTTGAAGATGGCAGCCAGCTTGCCTACGCCGTCAAACCGATTCGCCTACAAGAAAACTGCAATCCGTATGCATTGGTTAACGAAGACGGTGAAGTCATACCGCGTTCCGCCTCGTCCAGAACGCCAACGAACTTCACAGTGGTCATGTACAACGGTCTGTGGATCGAGAACGAAGAAGTCTGGACACTCGACATCCTCCTCAAGGAACAGAAGCTTCGGATTGGCAAACTGGTTAGTCTAACGCCAGGTATTAGTGCAGCAGCTCACCAAGTGCTGAAGCAGCTGAAAGCCAACCAACAGTCGTAAGGCTCACTTGCTGGAAAAAAAGCCGGGATATTCCCGGCTTTTTATCGTTTATAGGTAACTGAACAGCCCGTCCTTTTGAGCCCGTGGTCTACTTCCAAGGCTACGCTTGCTCTATGAGTGATCCTGCTTTTCGAAGGCTTCAAGAATCATTGTGATATGCCGACGTTGGGTTTCACTCCTACGGCAAAACAGCCACAGAACACGAAACACATCCTTCAAACTTGGGCACTTGCGGTCCAGCATAGAGACTCCATTTCAAGCGCTGGGCGCCACCATGGCACCGTAAAGAACGCTTGGGAGTCACCTATTCTCTGCATGAAGCAGCGTGCCACCAGCCCACTTGATGGCAAAGTGGCACTATTTTTGTGTAACGAACCGTTCGGCGAAGTCTGCCCGCGATTTTCTGTTGTCAAATGGCTGAATGAAATCTTCTCGCCAGTTAGACGGATTGGCCGCCAAATCGGAAAGGCTGAGCTCATAGTGCTGCTCGACCTGAGACCTGGTCACGTCCAGCGTTTGAATAAAGCCTTCTCTCTGCACTTTAAAGATCAGCCGATTGAGCTTGGGTAAGTCCCGGAAAATTCGTACAGAGTCAATGGCAAAAACTTTGTTCGCTTTGTCCCCAGTCTCGAAATAGTCCGGATGGCGGTCCGGAACCTTGAAATCAACTGTCCCCGTTGAACCCGACTCATGAGCAGATTCGAAAACAGAGGGGGAAAAAACCCGCTCTACCTTGTCGCTGAACTCACTGGCACATGCATTCCCTATCGACAGCGCAACCAGCAGCGCACCAACGCCACGCACAACAGCACGTTCGAAGCCATTCATTCCTTGGATTCCATACCCCCACAGCCGCCGGACTGCGAGCGCCTTGAAAGCTAGGGCCGGCGCCCGCCTATCCTGCCCAGCTACTTGTTAAAGTTGGCCAGAGCTTCGCTGACAGAGTTAATGGTTGTACGCGCCTCTGACGACATGAGGCGATATCGCTCAATCAGCATGGTTTCTTCGGCAGAGAAGCTTTCAAGTGCCCGTGGCTTGCGCTCACCAGTGACGACATAGAGAACGTCCACACCCTTTTCGGCCACCGCCGCCAGGTAGCCTGCATCAGGGCTTCTTTCGCCCTTTTCGTAGTTTATTTGCGTGGTTTTTCCCACGCCGCCCACGCCCGCCAGATCCGTCTGACTAAAGCCCAGACGCGACCTCTCTTCCTTCAGTCGATCGCCGATGGCCATTTTTTTAAACCTTAGGCATTGACTGGTCCAAATTATTGAACCATCATCACCGCTACATGAACACGTTTGAACACAGATGAACACTATGCCCGTCCCCCTAACACTGGATCAAGCACGCGAAAAGCTCGATCGAGCCGGCATCTCCATCGCCGAGTTCAGTCGCAAGCACAAACTCAACAAAAACTTGGTCAGTGACCTGCTCAACGGTCGCAAGAAAGGCCGGTTCGGCGAAGCTCATCGGGCAGCAGTGCTGCTCGGTATCAAGCTCGGTGAGATCGAAAATTAGCCACCCTGGCCCAAGGAAGAAACCAGAACATGAAGACCACCGTTCTAGAAACCCTGCGCCAGGTTGTCAGCGCCGTTGTATGCGCGTATCCAGGCGGACGGGAGTGCGCAGCAGCGCACCTCGGATTTCAGCTGAAGCAGTTCGACAACCGCGTGTATGAAAACGCCGGCAGCCGCCCGCTTAGCTACGACCAGATCCACCAGCTGGAGCAGGTAGCCAACACCACCCACTTACCTGAGTTCATTGCCCGGCTGTATGGCGGCATGTTTGTGCCGCTGACCAAAACCGAGGATTTGGACAACGTAGAGCTGTTCCGTCGCTCTTTGAAGACCGACGCCAAGCTGGGGCACATCGACCAGCTCATAGCTGCATCGATCGAGGACGGTGTCATTGAAGCGTGTGAGGCAATGGCAATCATCCACGCCCTGACCCGGTATTTTGCCGCCCGTACCGCTGAAGTCGCCGCCACCATCCAGCTTTACAGCGCAGCAAATGTAAGGGGAACGAAGTGAGCAGCGCCTACAAGCTCGTATGCCCCCACTGCAACAGCAAGATGCGTATTCGCACTAGCGAAGGCACCCACATTTTCCTGCGCATTGCCTACCTGCAGTGTGTAAACGAGGCCTGCGGCTGGTCCGTCCGCGCCCAGTTTGAAATGACGCACGAAATGAGCCCAAGCGGTATGCCGAACCCTTCCGTTCGATTGCCAGCAGCGCCCATCGCAGTTCGTCGTCAAGCCATGAAGTCTGCTTCCGGTGACCACCACCCCGATCTGCTCGACCAGTTGGACATGGAGCCTGTAATCGCATGAATGCCATCGCCCTGACCGTCAATCACGAAACCGACTACCGCGACGCTATGCAACGTGCCGCTGTGGCCTACCTGTTCCGCCGCGAAGGCCTGCACCTCTCTGGTGACCACCAGGTGCTGGAGACCTGCAGCGCATACCTGGCGCAGTCACTGGAGGTGCCAGCTCACCTGGTGCAACGCATCGCCGAACTGGCTGTAGCTGAGTTCGAAAGCAAAACCACCAAGCGCCTACAGATGATTGGTGTGTGTGCATCCAGCGGGATCTTCCGCCCAAAGCTGATCCTGTTGGACACAATCACACAGCACCGCTACCAGGTGCCGGCACGTTTCCTGCCGCGCCGCATGCTTCAACACCGCGACACCTGACGTAACTCCCGAACAAACCCCTTCCCGATGCCCCGTTCTGCGTGGGTAAGGGGAAACTGCATTCAATTGGTGGCACCATGACCAAAATCACCATCCAGCTGGAGCTGGACGAGCAGCAGGCCGAGCGATACCTGCAGTGGCTCAACACCCAGTACAGCAGCACCATGGCCGAGGTTTGGCACTCGGACCGTTATCGCCATGTTCCAAGCGGCGAGCGCGGGTCCAAGGTACTTCGGGATGTTCCTCACCTGGTCGGGATTGGCCGCACCTGCCGCGAGTTGAAGAAGAAACTGGCATGCACTGGGGAGCGTGTGCAGTGAGCCGCCAACCTATGGAACACAGCTTGCGCGCCGAGTTGCTCCGCCGCCTGCAGGATGACTACGGCCTCAAGCCGATCGCCAACACCGATTACATGCGCAAGGGCAAATGCCCAACCTGCGGAAAGCCCGAACTTTACTCGCGCCAGGATGAGCCATGGTTCATCAAGTGCGGTCGGGGTAAATGCGGCGATCAGTGGCATGTCAAAGAGCTGTACGACGACTTGTTCGACGACTACAGCAAGCGCTATCCAACCAGCCAGGAGGCGCCGCGCGCTTCGGCCGACGCCTACATGCAGTATGCCCGCGGCTTCGATCTGAGAATCGTCAAAAGCTGGTACAGCCAAGACAACTACTGGGACCGCAATCTCGGCATCGGCAGCGCCACTGTGCGTTTCAAGCTGGAGCACGGCGAGTACTGGGAGCGCCTGATCGACCAGCCACACCGATTCGGCAAGAAAAAGGCACGCTTCGCGCCAGGCCAATCGCCGCGCGGTTACTGGTGGTGCCCGCCTTGCGTTGATCTGACTTCGGTGGAAGAACTCTGGATAGTAGAAGGTATCTTTGATGCCACTGCATTGGTGCACAACAATGTCGACGCCGTATCGGCGATGAGTTCGGGCGCCTTCCCGTTCGAATCACTCAAGGCGCTGGCTCAGCAACGCAGAGAGGCAGGCCAGAAGCTGCCTCGCTTGGTCTGGGCGCTGGATAATGAACCGGGAGCCCACCGCTACACACGCAAGCATGCCGCAATGGCGCGAGATCTGGGGTACATCTGCCTGGCGGCGCAGATTCCGCAGAAGGGGCGTAAGGTCGACTGGAACGACCTGCACCAGCGCTGGCACTTCATCGACGCCGACAAACGCCAAGATCATGTTGACAAGGACCTGCGCGAAGCCCGCTATCACGGCAGCCTGCTGCTGGCCGACAGTGCAGCCGAAAAAGGCGTCCTGATGTACGACTGGCGCGAGCGCCAGGAATTTCACTTCTCGTTCGAGAACCGCCTGTACTGGTTCAAGATGGATGTGGAGAAGTTCAACAAGGCGCTGCAGCAACTGGACGAATCCGAGCGGCAGGAAGACCTGGTGCTCACTGATCGCCAGCGCCGCGACAAAGCACTACGTCAATGCGGCGCGGTGATTGAGATCGCCAACTGCTTACCGCAAGCCCTGTACTTCCAACGCAATGAAGTGACGGACGAATCCTGGTACTACTTCCGCGTCGACTTCCCGCACGATGAACCAAGCGTGCTGAACACCTTCACCGGTGGCCAGGTCGCAGCGGCGAGCGAGTTTAAGAAGCGCCTGCTGGGCATGGCGGCCGGTGCCGTGTTCACCGGTACCGGCTCCCAGCTCGATCGCATCATGCAGCATCAGCTATTCGGCCTGAAAACCGTCAAGACCATCGACTATGTCGGGTACAGCAAGGAACACAGCTGCTACGTGTTTGGCGACCTGGCCGTGCGCGGTGGCGTACTGGAGAAGGCCAACGCCGAGGACTACTTCGAATTCAAAGGGCTGCGCCTCAAAACGCTCCAGAAATCGATCCGCCTGGAGATCAGCCAGGACGCCACAAGCTACCGCCCGAACTGGTTCAACTGGCTGTGGACCTGCTTCAACACCCAAGGAACCATTGCCCTCGCCTTCTGGTTTGGCTCGCTGTTCGCCGAGCAGATCCGTGCCGAGTTCCAGTCTTTCCCGTTTCTGGAGGTGACCGGCGAGGCCGGCGCCGGCAAGTCCACGCTGCTGATGTTCCTGTGGAAGCTGCTCGGCCGGCAGGACGAGGAAGGCGATGACCCGATCAAGATGACCAAGGCCGGCTTGCGGCGCTGGCTGAGCCAAACCTCGGGCATGCCAGTGGTGATGCTGGAGGCGGATCGCAGCGATGCTGAAACTGGTGCGGCCAAGTCGTTCGACTTCGACCAGTTCAAGCCGCTGTTCAACGGTCGCGGCCTTGGCCTGACTGGCGTCAAGAACGGGGGTAACGACACCAATGCCCCGCCCTTCCGCGCCACGCTGGTTTTCAGCCAGAACGCACCGGTAGTCGCGTCCGAAGCAATCCTCACGCGAATCGTAAAGTTGCACTTCGTGCGACCGGACGTAACCAGCGAAAGCCGATCGGCCGCAGACAACCTGAACCACCTGCAGGCAAGCGAGGTGAGCCATTTCCTGCTGATGGCCGCCAAGGCGGAACACAAGGTCATGGAAACCTTCCGCGCCCAGGTGAAGGTGCATGAACAGGCCCTGCGAGAGCAACGCGAGATCCGCATCGAGCGGATCATCAAGAACCACGCCCAGATGATGGCCCTGGTCGACGCGCTGCGTGTCGTGGTGCCAATGAGCGACCGCCAACACGAAAGCACACTACACGAGCTCCGGGCGATGGCCGTTGGCCGTCAGCACGCAGTGAACGCCGACCCGAAAGAAGTGGCCGAGTTCTGGGAGGTTTTCGACTACCTGCAATCGCTAAGCGAAGACCCGGTGGTGGACCACAGCAAGAACGCCGAGTTGATCGCCGTCCATCTCAACGAGTTCTGCGAGCGCGCGGCCGAGCACAAACAGAAGCTGGCTGACGCCACCACCCTGCGCACCCTGCTGCGCAACAGCAAGTCACGCCCCTTTGTAAGCAACAACCACGCCGTGGACAGCGCTGTTCGAGCGGCATTCAACACCCGAACAACAGCCGCGAACCTTCGACCGACCACTGTGAAGTGCTGGACCTTCAAGGCCGCCAAGGCCGGATGAACCAATACGTCAACAGCCGCGAAGAGGTTGTTCACGTCACCACTACAGACATTCAGGCCCGCGCGGAAAGCGAGTAACCACCATGGACATCCACGTTATAAACAGCGATTGGGAGACTGAGGCACCGGACCTGATAGGGTTTGTCACCGCCCAGTTGAAACCGTCCACGGACGGCACCCCCTACGTCTTTGCCGACGCCTACGCCACCGAAGGCCTGCTTGAGATCCTGGAGGTCCGTGTCGCCCGAGGCGAACGCGGGATCCTGGTGATGAACTGTTCGCGGGCCCAGGCGCAGGCGGTCCTGGAGTGGGGCACCTGCGACGATGATGGCCAGTTGCAGGACCTTGAGATTTTCCTGGTGCGCCAGGTGAGTACTTCGCCCTTGCACGACAAGAACTGACGCCCAGAACTTCTAGGCCTGGAAATAGGCCTCCACCTCAGCACGGCCCATACACTGGGCCGTATCTTCGTTTTCGAGTAGAAATTAATGGCAGCTGGAGTCGAAGTACGCGGCAACCACGTCCGCGTATATTTCCGTTACCAGGGAGAGTTGTGCCGGGAAACCATCCCTGGGGACGCCTCGCCCGCAAACTTGGCTAACGCCGAGCGCCTGGTCGGGATCATCAATTACGAGATTGAGGCCGATACCTTCAACTATGCCCGCCACTTCCCTGACTCTCCCCGGGTCAAGACCAACACCCTTGGCCACTACATTGACTTGTGGCTGGAAATAAAGGGCAACCAGATGGCAGCCAGCGGCTTCGCCATGTACCGCAGCCGTACCGAGAAACACATACGCCCGCGTTGGGGCGACCAGCAGGCAGATCGAATCGACCATCTGGACATTCAACACTGGGTGCAATCGGTACTGATGCCCAAGCTACACAACAAGACCGTGCGCGAGATCGTCAGCCACCTGCGCCAAATCTTCCAGCTGTACCGCACTAGGAACCGCTTTGCCTTCGACCCGACTGACGGGATCACAATCTCACTGCCCGATGCAGACGATCCGGACCCGTTCACTCGGGAAGAAATCACGGCGATTCTTGGCCAGCAGACAGACCGGGAGCAGGAAATCAACCTCACTGAATTCATGATCTGGACTGGCCCACGAGTCAGCGAAGCTATGGCTATTGCCTGGGAGGACGTCGACCTGGTGGCCGGTACCGTGGAGATTCGCCGCGCCCGGGTTGCCGGCCAGTACAAAGTGACCAAGACCCGGCGCTCGGCGCGCAAGGTCAAACTACTCGCTCCAGCCCTGCGCGCGCTACAGGCGCAAGCCAAGTTCACCCAGCACCTGGCGCCGGAACTGATCGAGGTCGTCGATCGCGACAATCGGACGGTACGGGAACAGCGCGTGCGCTTTGTCTTCCACAACAGTGCCACTGGTGAGCCGTACCGCTCTTCCGATGTTCTGCGGCATGGCTGGTGGATCACGCACCTGGAAAAAGCTGGTGTACGCCAGCGCGGGCCGAACACTTGCCGGCACACCTTCGCCAGCCAGATGCTGAGCAGTAGTATCGCCACGCCGGAGTGGATCGCGGATCAGATGGGGCACACATCGACGGCGATGATCTTCAAGCACTACGCGAAGTGGATCAGCGAGGACGGCCCAGATGTGGTGGGGTTGTTGAATCAGGCGCTCAGGTTGACCTGAACGCACAAAAAAAGGGGCCGCAAGGGCCCCTTTCTTCTGCCTGTCATTCCCAAAGTGTTCCCAAAACGCTCCCATTAGAGGGTCAAGCGACGGCGAACATCAATGAAATCAAGCACTTGTATGGCGGAAGCGTAGAGATTCGAACTCTAGGATAGTTGCCCATCGACGGTTTTCAAGACCGTTGCCTTAAACCACTCGGCCACGCTTCCAGCTCGTTTTGCGGCCGCCATAATACCGTAATGAAACACGCTGTCAAACTCTCTATGTCGCCGGTTGCAGGAGCTCTGATAGACTCCTAGCATCTGAACGTCTGAAACCACAGGTTTACCAAGGAGTGTCGCCATGCGCGAACAGGATTACGCCGTACACCACGGCCAGCAGGTCGAGCAGCAGGAGATCAGCAAGGTCCTGCGCAACACGTACAGCCTGCTGGCACTCACCCTCGCCTTCAGCGGTGTCATGGCCTTCGTCGCCCAGCAGATGCGCGTCGGCTACCCGAATATTTTCGTGGTGCTGATCGGCTTCTACGGGCTGTTCTTCCTCACCAACAAACTGCGTGATTCGGCCTGGGGCATCGTGTCCACCTTTGCCCTCACCGGCTTCATGGGCTTCATCCTCGGCCCTATCCTCAACCGCTACCTGGGTATGGCCGGTGGCGCTGAAGTGGTCAGCTCGGCCTTCGCCATGACCGCGCTGGTGTTCGGTGGTCTGTCGGCCTACGTGCTAATCACCCGCAAGGACATGAGTTTCCTCAGCGGCTTCATCACCGCAGGCTTCTTCGTGCTGCTGGGTGCAGTGGTTGCCAGCTTCTTCTTCCAGATCAGCGGCCTGCAACTGGCGATCAGCGCTGGCTTCGTGCTGTTCTCGTCGGTCTGCATCCTGTTCCAGACCAGCGCGATCATCCATGGCGGTGAGCGTAACTACATCATGGCGACCATCAGCCTGTATGTATCGATCTACAACCTGTTCGTCAGCCTGCTGCAGCTGTTCGGCATCATGGGCCGCGACGACTGA